CAGGCTACTAGCCTAATTATGTGGTGGTCTATCCGCTGACTACCACCGGAGTCGTGAGGACATTGCGGAAACTTAATCTGAGAGTGGGTTATCCAAAGCTTCTTGTAACCTTTCGATTAGCTTCTCCTCTAGCTTCCTCATACTAGATTCTATTCTTGCTTCGGTTTCTCTCATTGTATTCCTTACATCTTTCTCAGCTTCTCTATTTAAAGATTCAACTTCTCTAAGAGATGCAGTGGTATCTTTTTGTAATTCATTCATAGAAGCCAACATAGTCTCTAATGATGCATCTATTAATAGTTTAGTTTCTCTAACACTATCTACAGACTTCTCAACCTTAGAATCTATTTTATCAATGTAACCTTCCATCTTTAGTATATCTTCACGTAGATCATCTTTTATATCTCGTGTATAATCTATTGCTTTATCTAACTTAGTTTGAACTAAAGTATTTTCAGACTGTATAGAATCTATATCTATATTTTGAATAATCTCTTTCATGTCCATGTAGTCTTTGTAGAACTCAAAGCCACCCCATAGTCCACCACCTAGTGCTGACACGATTGGTACAATAAGCATGAGTTTCCCACCTTTTATGGTGGCTCCTCCAACTTCTATCTCTGTTGCCATAATGTCCTCCTAGTTTTCAAAAGATAAACTTCTTAGTTGGTTTATCTCTTGCTGTAGTTTCATAACTTCTAGTTCTTTCTTTTGAAGTTCAAGTTCGTATAAACGATTGCAATCAATTCTATTCTTCGCCCGCTTTCCAAGCGGTATTGTTATCTTAGAGTATACTCCTATATCACCAACTTGTTGATGACTAGAAGTTCCTCCTTGGATAATACCAGTTACTCCAAACTCTATATTAGTTGCAGATCCTATTGCATTACTACAATCTAGTTCTCCTGCACGAAATTTATCTGCTTGGAAACTTGTAGTAGAATTAGGTATCGATAAACTTAAAGAGTTAGACGTTGAGTCTGCATAAGTTCTACTATAACTGCAACTGCAAACAAGAGTAACTAATAAAAGTATTAAGTATATCCTCATTTACTTGTCCTTTATTTTTGAGCAAACCCTCGACGTTATTAAAGAAATTTGATTAGTCTCTTTGAATAATTTTGATTGTGTACAAATGTATACTACTTTATCTATGTCATTAGATTTTATATATACATCAAATGTTTTATATTTATTAAAGCCTATCTTTATTATCTTATCTGTAGAAGCAAAAGGAACAGGTTTAAAATCAAATGTAAATACTTCTATCTGATAATACTGTACCTCTTCTCTTCTATTAAACAGTTTCATTTTAGTAACTGATACACCATCTATATATGATGTCTTTAACTTTGGGTAAGCTGGTGTCATTTCATGAGCGTAGCTTTGAAGCACAGTACACAAAACAAAACAAAGAGATAATATTATTTTGCTATACATTCTGCTACTATAAGTGCTGTGTAGTTACCTGCTGGTAAAGATTTAGTTGACCCATAGCTAGCTTCTGACTCCACAGTAAACCATGTAGATCCTGCTAATGTCATATTAAACTCTGTGACATTATTATAAGTTACCTTTGCAGCTTCATAAGCTGACATCCCAGCTACACCTACTGCACCTACAACAGTACTACCTGTCCATGCAACTGCATCTGTCAATGTAGGACTAGATGAGAAGCTGTTCGGATGTGTGAATTTAGTTTTATAGTAATCAGCTTGCGCTATATCAACACGTATACTAGCTTTAACTCCACCATCTGAAGGTTTTGTAGTTAGCTTGTATGGTAGTGGATGTCCGTATACACCTGCTGTTTCTGTCCATATTGAACATTTAGGTTCTACTGTACCTGTGATAGGTGAGTCAACTGCCATTGCAGCAGTGGCTGGCATTAAGAACGCTAACGCTGTTATTGTTTTAATATCCATGTTATCTCCATTTATTCATATTGAGATCGAACCATTGTTCTATGAACCTTATCTTGTGCAAGGTTTCTCAATGCTTTAAAATTATCTATAATGATACCATCTTCTAACTCAACAGTGTCTTCATAAGTTCCACCGTTTATCGTTGCTCCATAGTATCCATCTAGGGTTCCTGCTGACATCATCTGAGCCATCATGATTATTTGTCGTGTTGGATCTGCAATCTGTTCAGCCGCACCTGCTACCGCGAGTGCTTTCTCTATTTTTAACTCTTGTTCCTCTTCGTCTTCTTTAGCTTTCTCTTCTTGTTTTTCTTCTTCCTCTGCAGCTTCTGCTTTTTGATCTAATTGGAACTGTACCCAATCATCATAATAAGGATCATTTATATCTGGCTCATTATCTATTAAACCATTATCAAGAAGATATTTCATCAGAGCATCTTCATAGCCCGGACAAGAGGAATCTGTTAAGGGTATCGCACAAGTATCGTACATGTAATTGTAAGCAACTATAACGTCGCTCAGTTCCCCATCACCATCTACATAGATACTACCATCTCCAAATGATGTACCTAATGTAGGTGTAATAGTATCAAACCCTAACTTTGTATTACTAGGTATCTGATCCCAATTATCATGTCTTTCATAGATATTACCTACACCATTAGTATTTTTATTTACTATAGATACTGTAGCATCTGTATTGGGATCTTTAGTTATTGTATACTTGTGATATATCCCTTGAACTTTTAATCCTGCTTCTGGAGGTAAGACCTTAGTCATATCCCAGTTGTAACCATTTGTAGTTACATTATTCGTTCTTTCATATATAACATCAGATAAGCAGTAGGAGGAGAGCAAGTAAACCACCGACGCCAGCAGCACCTTTGGCAGTATTCTTATCTTCATCTGACCACTCCTTATTCTTTCCTGTCTTAGCACCCGGTACTAAATGTGGATTGTTTTTCCATGCTTCTTTTGCCGGACTACCTACGAGTCCGTCGAATGGACAAGGCGTACCAGCATTCATCATGGATTGAAATATTCTTTTGTCTTGGCACATTACCGATACGGCTGCCACCTTCATCCCCATGTCATACAGAACCTTTGCATTCTTTAGTCTCTCACAGTTCATATCTCTAACTGTAGCTCCTGCAGATATACCTAGTATCTGGGTCTGTACGGCTCCTGCAACTCCAACGGTACACAAGTCACTATTAGAATTATTAATCGTAGGTGACATTGCTGATGGAGGAGGAGACTTTACTGTAGTCTCTGATGACATAGTAGAGTTAACATTAGAGTTCGTAGTACTATTAGTCTCAATACAGTTAGCATTCGTACTACTATCACATCCCTCTGCGTACGCTACACTTGATACTAACAAAAACAAAAGAACTGTAAATAATATTTTCACGATACTCTCCTGTGTCCTTTTGTCTTCTTAGCAATCTTCTTTGGTTGTTTGCTAAATTGTTTTCCTTTCTTTGTATCTGCTCGTTTCTTACGAGTTGTAGCTGCATACTCTGAACTAGACATAGACTTAATAGCACTAGAGGGTAAGTACCTTTCACCAGTAGCTTTACTACCTTGCGTCGATGGCTTACCAGATTTAGTACGCCACTTCTGTTTAGTCCAAGACTTTAATGATCTTTGCGATTTCGCTAGGGCCATTATTTATATCCCCCACCCTTCTCTTTATATCTTTTAGCAAGCATCTGGGCTTTTCGTGCTGACCACTGTCCGGGTTTACCACCTTTACCACCAGCTTTAATAGACCTAAATAGGTTAGCTCTCATAGTAGGCTTTGTGTAGTTACCTGCTGCGTTTACTTTTGATTTAGTTTTACTGGGCATATTATGTCCTCCTATATTTCTGTTGGTATAGAGAAACACCATGTCTCTACTGACTCTGCATTATCAGGAGCGAACTCCCATAACTTCCTATGTACATCTTGTTTTACTACCATACAGGCTTCATGTGTAGGTAATAGATGAGGGTATGCTTTTACCATGCATTCTTCGTTTGCGATACATAGTAATGCTAATACAAAATACATTATGTCCTCCTATATCTAGTATTCTCTTTAAGGGGTATATACAATTAACAAGAACACCAGTTTATTTCTATATGTGGATGTCCATTTCTCTCTGTTACGTATATACATTCTGCTGGTACATAACCTTGAAAGAATTTATCTAGTAATATATCTACCATTGAGTATTCTTTCTCATCTATAACCAGTTCGTCTCGTCTTGGTTCCATTCATTCGTCCTCTGCTTCCAACTTACGTTTGATGTTTGTAGTTTATCCCAGTGAGTTCGTAAAACTTCTGCACATATCGCTAAAGATATTACAGTATCGTCGTAACATCCCGGAGCTGCCTCCGTTTTCCCAGTTTCTGTAGAGATATAATCCTTTAATTCCTGTATCATAACAGGAGAAGGTATCATTATCTCTTCATTTTCTATAAGATTCTTAAGATTCCCTATAATTGCAGGTTTTGTAGCTGCAGTTGTTCTAAATCCTAGGCGCATTCCCTCTTCATTACTAACATTTGCAATTTTAGTCTGACGATACAGGTTAATGTAGTCCATTGACTCCAGTTTCTGCAGTGTTGCAATACCCATAGAGTTAGATTCTACTGCAAGTAGCGCATTATTGTAGTATCTTCCTAGATAAAACAGTAATTCTCCCCACATCGCAGGATCTATACGGTTATTCCTGTACATTGCTACGACTTCTCGCTCATTATTCATGACCGTACAGGCTGAATAGTCCTGTCCAACACCTAATGACACATCAGCTCCTATTACATAGGGTTCTTCCCACTGTGGAAAGTCGTATATGTAGAGGGTTCCTTCTCTGTGTTCGTCAAACATCTTGCTGTGAGGGTCCCATTCGGATCTTCGCTGGTGTGGTTGGGGTACGAGGGCGTCCAAACGCTCCACGTTGAACACGTTAGATCCACTTGTGATAAATGCTTCGTCAGCTGTTGCTGGGTATTCCTGTTTAAACTTGAGTTCCCCACCTTCGGCAATCTTAAGTCTTCTCCAATATAGTTGGTCATTGTCTAATCCGTATTTTTCTTGTAGAGTTTCTTCTTCTGTAGATAATTCCATACCCTCTGGAGCTTCTCTACGGTACTCATCAGTAATATACCAAGGTAGGAATATAGGAATATACTCGTTCTCTCCTGCCACAGCACCCTTCCAGAGCCTGTAGAACTCCCCCTGAGAGCCATTAGCTGTAGATTCTACAATTACCTCAGTACCTGCAGCTTGTGAGATACCCTGAAACAAACCAGCAAGTATCTTCTCATCATGCTGCCAGAAGGCAACCTCAGACAAGTGTGCAATAGTAGGTGTAGTACCTCTACCTGCTTCAGGACTACCAGCTGTGTACAGTCTGTACGATGCCGTAGCATCCTTGTCAGGCATAGAAGGACTATTAATAATAATCTCTTTAGCATTAGATCTAATTTCTTTAGGTGCTAACTCACCACTCATATTACGTATGAGGTTCTTTGACATAGCAAACAAAGCATCTGATGTAGCTGAGTCATGTGCCATAACAACAGATCTAGCATAAGCAGTAAAGTAAGACTTCCAAAAGACTCGTCCAGAGCAGTAGGTACTTATACCTTGCTGTCTAGCCTTAAGGATAATCGCTCTGACCTTACCAGTCTCCTCCAGTTGCTTCCTGAGTGCCTCTGTTATGATCTTTTGACATTTGTTAAGCTTGAAGGGAACAAAGCCCTGTGAGGCATCCTTAGTGATGATCTGTATCTGTTCTTCAGCAAACTTAGCGAAGTCGTGTGAGTACTCTTTCAGAGCATCTCTCTTTTCTTTCTCAGCTAATAATTTAGCTATTTCTTGTTTATTCATTTTGTCCTCATAGGTTTCAGTACCCCCTCGTGTGAAAGAGAGTAAAAGATACTAATTATTTTTATTATACCCTTTATTATTTTTGATACCCCCTCGATGTTCTTACGACTCTTTACGAATTCCTTGACAGTCATTCGTTCTATAGAACTCTTACGATACCTGTGGAATCTCTTTAAGGGGTATATGGGGAATCGTGGGAATGTAAGGGAGATCTAGGGAGATCGTAAGGATCGTAAGAGTTCTATAGAAGTACCCGAAGGGGATCTATGCAATACACACATAACTCACACGATTACCTATGCAAAATTGTATATACCCCTTAAAGGGAGAGACTTCCAAGGGGGGATATATATATATATATTATATATACTCTGTACGATATCCTAACGAGTCTGTACAGGTTATCCTTGGCAGGATAACTCTCAACGAAATCATTTGGTATTAGAAAGGAAACACAATGATACCTACAGTTAAACAAACTAAACCTTGGGATGTTAAATCATCTTACACAAGGATCAAACGTCTAGGTCATGAGTTCAACACTACAACTCTTGCCGCAGACATCAGACATCATTGTACAAACTATGATGCTGTCTCTAAGTATCTCACAACAGATGATTACAAATCAATCATCAATGCTACTTACAGAGTTGTAACTAACATCTGTGCAGATACTGCTAAACCTATGAGACAATGGGCTATCAAAAAGAATAGCCATTGCTCTCAGGATTCAGTTCATTATGAATTAGAAGGAGTCATACTATAATGTTTAGTCGTGATGAGTACCTTGGTATGGCAATTGGATTTGCCTTAGTCGTAGCATTCTTTGCTATTAATTTAATTATATTTCACTACTCTTGAAAGGAGTACACTATGTCTTACAACAACAATAACCTGCTTGATTATGATCTATGGTGTCACGATAACCGTGATGAATTATATGATTACTTTCATAGTACAGGATCTCACCGTGATCAATTTGAAGAGGAATTCTATCAAGATGAATACGATCACACAGTAATAGCGCATGGTCACAGAATATCCAAATATGATATTCCAAGTAAAGATCAAGCTATAAAAGCTACTTTAAATAAGTATCCAATGATGTCTGTTGCAAGTGCAACTTACTACGTTGTTGAAGTCCTAGGTTATTCGGAGCATTCATAATGTTCTACCTACAACTTCTGTTTGCATCAGCGTTTATCGTAATAGTCTTTACGATATTCGCTACAATCATTGCATCTACTGGGAGTCCTGTTGTTGGATTCTTTATTGTAATTGCAACCTTCTTTGTTTGTTTTGCTGTGTATCAACACGTAACCAAACAATAACCTTACGATGGTGTCTCGCTGACGCTCGCCACTGTTGTAGATTATTACTCTAATGAAAGGAAATATTATTATGAGTACTGTCAAAACCTTTGAAGAGTTATTGGCTCTTCCACAAAATGTTCCACTTACTATCACTGGTAGAGGTGGAAAACCTGTAGATCTTCAACCTGTTACAGCAGGTGGTGGACGTAACTTCAGGATTAACAACTGCACCTTTAACTGGGTCAAGTTAGTTGATAAAGTTGAATTCCCTCAAGGTTCTGGTAATGAACAATGGGAACTTCAAGTTATGACTGACAGTCTGGAAGAAGCCGCACACTGGCATCAAGCTAACCTTGTTGTTAAAGAAGAAATCGAGGTAACCAAATTACCTGATGGAACTAAACAATATGGTAAGCCAACTGGATTCTATACAGCTTCCCTCAAACGTAAAGCAAAGCTTCGTGATGGAACTGAGAAGAAACCAGCAGTTGTTGTAGATAGTCAGACACAACCTATGTCTTCTGAGCTAGTCAATAGTATTGGCAACGGAAGCACTGGTAGTATCACTATGTATCAGTATCATTGGACATATGCTGGCAAATCTGGTATCACATCAGACGTTCAAGCAGTTCAAGTATCTGGTCTTAGACCTAAAGCTGATGCCGCAACTTCTGACTTCGACATTGTTCCCGGTTCTGATGTAACAAATGCAATCTCTGCAAATGATGCATCACTTCCTAACGATCTTGTTGACTTCTAAAAAGAATAAAAGTTCCAGCTACCTTCGGGTAGTTGGTTCTTTTTAAAATTGCATCGCTAAAGCGATGAAAGCTATACTAAGGTGATTCGAGATGTACGTTGTACACACGAATCACCATGATTTAAGGCGGCCCGACATCGCCTAACGAATAGATCACAGCAGTAAGGTAACTTGTTCGCAAGCTTGTAGTGATCTTACAACCAACTACACTCTATATGTCCTAGGACTGTACGTTGTGTAGTGAAGGAGTTGGAAACCTATCACGACGGTGATATCGCATAGTGACAGAATAATGTTTAGAACGACATAATGTACTGACTAGGAGTAGCTACCACGCTTCGCAGCAATAGTCAGGTTGGGTATCTTAGCCAGTTCTATTTAGGCCCATGCAGGTAACACAATAAGTCCTGCCTATGCACTTAACCTATTAACAGGAGACTAATTAATTGAAAGACTTACTAGCAGCACCACTAGAGTACGCTGCAATGTCTTTACTATGGTTGAACTCATTAGTATTTCAAGTAGAATATGAAGTATCTAAGTTTGATACTGATGAGCAAACATGATTCCAAGCACACTAATATACATTGTTATATTCTTGTGTGTATGTGGTTTCATAATTGATATTAAACAGAGAAGGAAATAATTATGTCAATGTGTGGTGAATTAGAAATAAGTCAAGACGAAATGGCAAGAGCTATCAAGTCTGTAATCAGATCAACAGATCTTGTATTAAAATATGAAGAATCAATGGCAGAAGCTATCAAAATACACAGAGAATCTGTGGAGTTATTCGATGACATCTACCAAAGATTTCTAGAGATACATAAGATATCAACATAATCAACTAATTACCACGAAAGGGTAAAACATGGTAGAAAGATCTGGAGTACACATCAGTAAGATGACAGGTAAACTTGAAGGTTTACGTGCAATATCTACAAATACTGCAACAAATGAATATTGTATCAAACAGAATACAACAGCTAAGAAGAACAACATCTGTACTGTTTGTTACTCACATACAATGCTAAAATCATATCGTAAAAATATGCAACCAGCATTGCAACACAACAGTGATTTCCTATCAAGTAAAGTACATGATATGGAATATCTACCTGTTTTACTAGACGCATTCATCAGGTTCGATGCACATGGTGAATTAATAAACCTTAACAATTTAATCAACTACGTAAATATTGCCAAGAAGAATCCACATTGCCGATGTGTCTTGTGGACTAAACGAAATGATCTGGTTGTAAAATATTTTAAGGAACATGAGAAACCAGATAACCTCGTCCTAATATACAGTAATCCAATGATCTCTACAGTCATGGGTAAAATACCCAAGTACTTTGATAAGACATTCAATAATGTACTAGAGCATGAACATGTAGAACTGCAGAACTGTACAGGACAAAAGTGTAAAGATTGTCTGTTGTGTTATACTAAAAATGACACCACAGTAATCGTTGAAAAAGTAAAGAAATATTAACATAGAAAGAAATATTATGAATATTAAAGATGTACCATTTATTAGCCGTAGACTTAAATCAAAAGTTAAAGTATCAGCAATCAATCCTATCGGGCGTCAACGATTAATCTTTAGACGTACCACAAGACGATATGGTTTTGCCAAGGGTACTTTCAGTTCTAACCAAGGTTACTTGTCAGTAGCTCGTGATGCAACTACAGGTCAGTTTGTATCTCGTGAACTACTATGAGTGAGACTGACAGAGAAGTAAACGCAAACTACTGGATCGAGAAAAAGATTCCTCTAGAGAAACCTAACAATTTCTTCAGAACTCCTGATACTCTAGAGGAGATGCAAAAGATTGTCAAAGAATCAAATCCCGAAACCATGATGATTGTTGCTATGGCTCAAAACTTCCTAATCAAAGACTACAATGATGTTGTAATAAGACACAACAGATTATGTGTTGCTCTTGCTGATGGTTCAATGCAAGATTATGATGAAGGGTATCAAGATGGTTGGGATGAACGACTAGATTCTTTAACACTACAAGATCTAAAAGTATTAGAAAAAGAAATAAAAGAAAAGGACTAAACAATGGGTAAATTCAGCGAACTCGACATGGCATTGCAAGATATGGCAATTGCATGTTACAAACGTGGTATGGATGCTGGCGAAACATTCGACGCATTGACAGAAGAGATGTCATTGTATCATGTAAATGCATCAGACCATGAAGACTACATCAATGAGGTAATCCAAGATGCTAAAGAGCAAGTTGAATCTACCTTTAATTTCATTACATCTATTTCACAAATGGAGGTATAACATGCAGACACGATCAGTATCACCGGGAGATGAAGATACTGTAGATGTATCAATCTCTCGTGATGAGCTTGGTATAATTACAAGTATACTCATTGTCCTTGGAGATCATGCAGTAGAACTAAATAGAAAAGAAGCTGAAAGAATATTTGTACAGCTTGGTCATGTACTACAAGATATGGATATAGAACAAGGTAGTATGCAATGATGTACCTTAGTCAATATCAAGCTAAAGCTAAAGAAACAGCAATATATCCTGAAGATAAAGCCCTAGAGTATCTTGCTCTGGGGTTAACTGGAGAAGCTGGAGAAGTAGCTAATAAAGTTAAGAAAGTAATACGTGACGGATCATCACCAGACAACATTATACATGAACTTGGTGATGTAATGTGGTACTTAGCAATGCTATCCACAGAACTTGGCTACTCATTAGATACTGTAGCTGATAAAAACTTATGGAAACTTGCCAACCGTAAGACTAGAAATGTGCTGGGTGGCTCTGGCGATAACAGATGAGGTAATCAATATGATGGCTCTATTCCAAATATTATTTATACTTTTACTAATGGGTGATGCAACATATGTACCACCTACACCTGAACCACCAGCAGAGGCTTCAGACTAATATGAAAAAGCGTAATCCTGTAGCTAAAGCTTTGCGTAATCCAAAGTTCAGGCTACGGATTATCGCTGATAAAACTAAGAAACTAATTAGAAAATCTAAACATAAAAAGAGGTCTACTCATGACATTCACAATTGAATACGATTACGATTCTCCTATCATCACATTACTAGACCCAAGTGGTCAAGATTATGATATAGAAGTATCTCAAACAAATGACTCATACTGGATACGACAACAAGATCCACACGATGAATCTAGAGTAGACCTCATTATCATGAAGAAAACAATGCTTGATGACTTATATCATGCTCTAGAAAAAATCAGGAGAAATAAAAATGCAAATAAACTTTAGAAGTATGATAGAACGAATGCGTCAAAGATATAACACCAGATGTACTATCAATGCACTAAATAGACTAACTGATAGAGAACTAGCAGATATTGGAATACATAGATCTCAAATAATAAGTATTGCTACCGAAGTTCTTAAAGTTCATAGAGAAGAAAGGGATAAGTAATGAGCTATCCAAACAAACCAGAAAATAATGGTTATGTAGATGATGAGAACATCATAGACTTCCCTGCTAGAAAACGTAAAGAGCCTGAACCAGAATGGTTCTTTACTGTAGAAGTATATCGTAAACCTAGTGGCAAATACGAGTTCCAACTACAAGTTGATGAAGACATGGACAATGACTATGACGTAGCAGACGCACTTGCACGTATGGCTTTCCAAGTTGCACCAGATGACTGGTCAGAAACTGTAGAAGAAGAAGTGCTTGTCATAGAACCAGTGAAAGATGAACCATGAAATATAGAATAATATTTGCATACGAAGAAGAAGTAGAAGCTAGTGATCCTAAAGAAGCACTGATAGCTCTAGGAAATGATTACAATAATTGGGAGTTTTTATCCGATCCAATAGTGGAGCCAGTATATGACTAATACACAAGAGAATGCAAAAGAATTATATCTATGGTTAAGAACATGTCCATTAGATTTCCTAGTATTAGATATGGAAGGTGCAGCAAAAAGAGGTACTGTAAAAGTAGTATTTGATTTAATCTGCAAATACAAAGAAAGGGAAACACAATGAAATATTACATCGGAGATATTGAAGAACAAAATGGAGATTTTGAGTATTCAACACCATTCAGATTTAAAACAGATAAAGACCCTAATGAAAAACATGATGAAATTGCTCGAACTTGGAGAGATGAGGATGGTCATGAATGGGATGAGCAACTAGGTCATTACTGGTGTGAGTTCACTGGAATAAAAACAGGTGAACTTACAGAGATAAGTAAAGAAGTTTACGACGCTTTAAACTACATAATTTGAGGACACTCAATAACTAACCGAGAGGTGTAATATGAGTGTAGAAAAAGAAGACTTCGGAGAAGAACCCGAAGTTCCAAATGATCCAACAGACGATTGGTCTGATGATATAACCAAACTACCTAAAGAAAGAGATAAAAATGCTACACCAACTAGAAAGACATGAAGCAATGTCAGAATCCTATGAAATGGGTTTCGTAGATGGTCGTGATGATTTCAAAAAAGACGTAATCTGTATGTTAAAAGATCAAGGAAATTATTACAAAAGAGATGTAAAAGAATTTGACACTCTTCAAGAATGTATCAGCTTAATAGAATGGATAGACTAATGGCTTTCAATTACTTAAGTAAAGAAAATATAAATAAACGAAATACGATAAAACAAATGAAATGGGATAATTTCCATAAGCTTAATCCAGAAGAACGAGATGCTATATTAAAATTATATAACGTCGTAGAAAATGCTCTATTTACAATACAAGATTGTAGTGATTTATGGTTAAGTGATCTAAAAGAATTAGAATCAGCTCATTGGGGTGTTAAAAACCTATGGGCTATCGGTTCAGAACTAGAATCTTTGGAGGATACTAATGATTGATCTAGATAAACTTGCAATAGAACTTGATGAACTAAAACATCAAGAGTTTAATGAAGGTTGGATTGAATTCAAACATCTTGTCTTAGACTATATCAAAGATCAATTCGGAGAAGAATCTGAAATAGGTAAACTATTGTTAGAAGATATAAAAAACTTATGTTAAAATAAAAAAACCCTAGGTACTGTAATAGTACTTAGGGTTCTTTACGATTGTTTTTTGGACGCCCGGCATCGTATTCGCTGTCGCTCATACTTATTTTGATATTTTATTCATACCCGACATCGCGCGCGCTATATTCTATTTGTTGCGTCCAGTAATTTTTGTTCTAACTCTTCATCTGACAGTTCATCTACAGATATCTCTGTGTTTGTCTGATCAATCCTAGACAATTTAGGCGATTCAAACTCTGCAAGAGACTTCGCAAGGTCTGCAGCTTGTACTAGATCATCTTCATCTAATGCTTTAACCATTAGTATCCGAAGAATATCTATTGCACCTACAGGATTCTCTTCAAAAGATTCTTTGAATTCCTTAAATTGTTTAACTGTTAACTTCAACTGCTCTCTCGCAAGGTTATTAGCTTTACGACTAGCTGCAGATTTTAACTGATACTCTCTCGCATTCTCAGTAGTGAGCAATGGCTTGAGATTCTTTAAACTATTTGGATGTATTTTATGAGCCATGTAAACTCCTCTTGGCTTAACGTGATAATAGAGAGTATTCTCTTTAAGGGGTATATAGAAATTATAAAAAGAAAGGATATGTTATGACACAAGATGTTGTAGAAAGACCAAACCACTATACGAGATGGACGATAGAACCTATTGTTTTCATTATGCAAAATGGTGCAGAGTTCTGGCGTGGTAATATTGTAAAGTATGCCATGAGAGCTGGTTTCAAATTATATGATGGTCAAGATGAGATAACATCAGAGATAACAGATTTACGAAAAGTCATACGATATGCTGAAATGCGTATCAATCAACTTGAAGGAAAGGAAGCAAATGACATATGATAAAGACTTAGATGGCTTAGGTTATTGGGATTTCATAGCTGAAAAGCTTCAAGCTGAATACACATGTATGAGATGTAAAGTAAAATATAACAGAATGAACTTTGACAAACTAAGAATTTGTCCGAAGTGTACAAACAAAGAAAGTGAATAATATGAGACTATGTTATG